TTACTATGATTGATGTAACAAAAATACCTTACGAGGTAGTTGCAACTTATAAGAATAATGAAATTAAACCACATCTATTTCCTAGTATTATTGAACAAGTATGTAAAGGTTATAATCATGCACATATTCTTTGTGAAGTAAATGACATTGGCCAACAAATTGCAGAAATACTACAAATGGAATTAGAGTATGATAATATGATGATGACCACACAAAGAGGTAGAGCTGGTCAAATACTAGGTGCTATGTTTAGTGGTCGTGGTACATCTATGGGTGTTCGTATGACAAAACAGATTAAAGCTCTAGGAACCTCTAGTATTAAGACACTAATTGAAAGTGACAAATTTATCATAAATGACTTTCAGCTAATAGAGGAGATGTCAACATTTAGTAGGCGTGGTAACTCCTGGATGGCGGAGGATGGTTGTAATGATGATTTAATGATGTGTCTAGTCATATTTGGTTGGTTGTCAAACCAACAGTATTTTAAAGAGTTATCGAATTCAAACATAAGAAATCAACTATATGAAGAACAGGCTGCTTTAATAGAGCAAGATATGGCACCTTTTGGTTTTGTAGATGACGGAACACCAGATGAATTAAAATCTGAGGTGGACGAATATGGTACAGTTTGGCACCCCGTAGTCAGAAAAGGACTGTAAATCCAGTATCTTATAAATATCTGTATGACAAAGTTTGAATATGGGCGTATGAATAATACGAAGTTTGAATATTTTAATATGCAAAACAAGGTAATTAGCTAATTAAAGGAGAAAACCTATGGCATTTCAAGTATCACCAGGTGTTCTCGTACAGGAAAGAGATTTAACTAGAATCATTCCTGCTGTTTCAACATCTATTGGGGCCGTTGCTGGTTCATTCAACAAAGGACCTTTAGACGAAATAGTAAGTATCTCTAGTGAACAAGAACTTGTAGAAACTTTTGGTAAACCTGATTCAAGTAACTTCGAATACTTTTTCAGCGCTGCTAACTTTTTACAATATTCTAACTCTTTGAGAGTAGTACGAGCTACCCAAACTTCCGCTGTAAATGCTTCAACATCTGGAACAGGTGTTTTAGTAAAGAATACGGAAGACTGGCAAAATAATTATGCTTCAGGCGGTAACGCTGGTAACGCAGATTTTGTTGCTAGAGAAGCTGGAACAGACGGAAACAATTTACTTGTTTCTACTTGTCCTTCAGCGACTGCTTATGAAGAAACATTAACAACTTCACAACAAGTTGACCAAGCTGACTTAGCTGTTGGCGACACAACTGTTACTATGGACTCAGATGCTACATCTTACTTAAATGTAGGTGACATTATTGAGTTTTCAACAACAGGCGGTGCAACTGATTTTGATGACGGAGAAAAGTATAGAGTAACTGCTGTCGCTTCAACTCAAATAACAATCGTTCAACACCCTAGAGGTACTGGCGGTTTAAAAAGAGCTGTAGCTGATGACGCAAGAATAAAAAGAAGATGGAGATATTATGACGCTGTTGACGGCGCTCCAGGAACATCAGCTTGGACTTCAGATAGAAGTGGAAGCGGAGATGAAATCCATGTAGTAGTTGTTGACGAAGACGGTGGAATTTCAGGCGCACCTGGAACAATTTTAGAAACTTACTCAAAAGTATCTAAAGCTTCAGACGCAAAAGACCCACAAGGTAATGATAACTATTATCCAAATGTTATCTACACTAAATCTCAATACATCTATTGGACAAAACATAACTCTAATGGTACAAACTGGGGTAATGCAGCTTCAGGCACAACATTTACAAGTGTAACTGCTCCAACTAGCGACTCAATGAGTGGCGGTTCAAACGGTTCTACTGTAACAACTGGTCAACTAAAAGACGCATACGATAAGTTTGCTGATAGTGAAACAGTTGATGTTGGTCTAATCATTGCTGGTCCATGTGACGCTACACATATTGAAAACTTAATCACAATTGCAGAAGCTAGAAAAGACTGTGTTGTCTTTGTATCTCCTGAAAGAAGTGATGTAGTTAATGTAACTAACTCAAATACGCAAAAGTCAAATGTTTTAGATTTCTATTCAAGCATTTCGTCTTCTTCATATGCGTTCTTTGATTCAGGTTACAAATATATGTACGACAGATACAATGATGTTTACAGATATGTACCACTTAACGGTGACATGGCAGGCTTAGCGGCTAGAACAGACCTTATTGCAGACAGTTGGTTCTCACCAGCAGGTTTCAATAGAGGTGTGGTAAGAGGCGCTGTTAAACTTGCATTTAATCCTACAAAAACACAAAGAGATGAGTTATATCCTAAGAGAGTAAATCCAGTATCTACTTTCCCAGGACAAGGAACAGTATTGTTTGGTGACAAAACTGCTCTTGCAAGTCCAAGTGCTTTTGATAGAATCAATGTAAGAAGACTGTTTATCACTTTAGAAAAGGCAATCTCAACAAGTGCGAAGTTTCAATTGTTTGAATTCAATGATGAATTTACAAGAGCTAACTTCAGAAACATTGTAGAACCTTTCCTAAGAGAAGTACAAGGTCGTAGAGGTATCACAGACTTTTTAGTAGTATGTGATGAAACTAACAATACAGGTGATGTAATTGATAGAAATGAATTCAAAGCAGAGATTTTTGTAAAACCTGCTAGAAGCATTAACTTCATTACATTATCATTCGTAGCAACAAGAACCGGCGTTTCGTTTGACGAAGTAGCAGGTTAGTAGAGGAGAAATAAAAAATGGCAAACATTAATGACTTCAAAGCTAAACTTGCTGGCGGTGGCGCTAGAAGTAATCAGTTTAAGGTGACAATGCCTTTTCCTGGTTACGCTCAAGTTGGTGGCGAAATAGAAGACTTAGCATTTTTATGTAGAAGCACTAAAATACCGGCAATGAATGTTGGTGTGGTAGAAGTACCATTTAGAGGAAGAAAAATCTACATTGGTGGTGATAGAACATTTGATGAATGGTCTATCCAGGTTCTTAACGATACAAACTTTAAGTTAAGAAACGCCTTTGAGAGATGGCAAAATGGTATCAACAATATGTCAGATAATGAAGGATTAACAAATCCTGTTGATTATCAAGTTGACGCATTTGTTGACCACCTTGACAGAAACGGAAATACAATCAAAACTTATACATTAAGAGGATTGTTTCCAACTGGTATTGGTGAGATTGATTTGAACTATGACGAGCAAGCGGCTGTCGAAGAATTTGGCGTCACTTTCCGTTATCAATACTTTGAAAGTAACACAACCACTTAATTTTTAAGCGGATAAGTATTACTAACAAAAGAGGAAAAATATAATGGCTGAACTATTTGGATTTTCTATAACACGACTCAAACAACAGTCGGATCCAAAACAAAGCTTTACAACGGCTCCAGCGGATGATGGTACACAAACTATCGCCGCTGGTGGCTATTTTGGTCAGTACCTTGATATGGAAGGTACCGCCAAAACTGAAGCTGATTTAATCCGAAGGTATAGAGAAATTTCATTACACCCCGAGTGCGACTTGGCAATCGAAGATATTGTCAATGAAGCAATTGTGGCTAATGAAAACAGAGAGGCTGTAAGAGTAAATGTTAATAATTTACCTTACGGTAAAGATGTTCGTAGAAAAATTGAGAATGAATTTAAAGAAGTGTTACGACTTATGCAGTTTAACACTAAAGGGCATGACATCTTTAGAAGATGGTATGTAGATGGTAGAATTTTTTATCAAAAAGTTATTGATAGAAATGCTACTACAAAAGGTATTACAGAATTAAAATACCTTGACCCTCGTAAAATTAAAAGAATTAGAGAAGTAAGAAAGAAAAGACCTGAAGGAGTTACAGGTCCTAATATGCTTTCAGTAGTTGATGAGTTTGTTGAATATTATCTATTCAATGAAAAAGGTGTAATCAACTCTACATCTGGTGGTATTAAAATCGCACCAGATACAATTGCTTATTGTCCGTCAGGATTAATTGACCAAACTAAAAATATGGTCTTATCTTATATGCACAAAGCAATTAAGCCTGTCAATCAATTAAGAATGATTGAAGACGCAACTGTTATTTACAGAATTGCAAGGGCACCTGAAAGAAGAATATTTAAGATTGATGTAGGTAATTTACCTAAAGTAAAAGCTGAACAATACTTACGAGATGTTATGGCAAGATATAGAAATAAACTTGTTTATGACGCCTCAACAGGAGAAATCAGAGATGACAGAAACTATATGTCAATGTTGGAAGATTTTTGGTTACCGAGTAGAGAAGGTGGAAGAGGTACTGATATTACTACTTTGCCTGGCGGTCAAAATCTAGGAGAAATTAACGATATTGAATACTTTAGAAGTAAACTTTATCGTTCTTTAAATGTACCAGTTAGTAGATTAGAAAGTAATTCTGGTTTTAATATGGGTAGAGCCTCAGAAATTACTAGAGATGAACTTAAATTTACAAAATTTGTACAAAGATTAAGAAAGAAATTCACAGAATTATTTAATGATATTTTAAGAACACAATTAATTCTTAAAGGTATTATTAATGAAGAAGATTGGCAATCTGTAAGAGAAAGTATTACATACGACTTCTTACAAGACGGTCACTTTGCAGAATTAAAACATACTGAAATGATGAGAGAGCGATTAGCTTTAGCAAATGAAATGCGTGATTATATTGGTAAGTTTTATTCAGTAGAATATGTGAGAAAAAACATTCTGAAACAAAACGAAAGAGAGATTGAAGATATTGATAATCAAATCAAAAAAGAAATTGATGATGGTATTATATCTGCTCCGACCGCTGATGTTACAGATACAACTTTATAGGAGATAAATTATGTCAGAAAATACAAAAGCATTTATTGACAACTTGGAAGCTGGCAACAATGCAGACGCCGGCGAAGCATTTAAAAGTGCATTAAGAGATAAAATGGGTGACGCCTTGGACGCTAAAAGACAAGAGTTAGCGGCTAATTTGTTTAATGGAAAAGTTGAGGCACAACCAATTAGTGACCCTAAACCAGAAATTGCTGAACCAGGTACATTTACACAAGATGGCCAAGTACAGACAAGTGCTGATATGGCAAATGACGGTAAAGCTGAGATAGAGATTGCAGGTAATGGCGAAACTGAAGCTCAGTAATATTGTTGAAAGAGATTTATATATCGACTCGGATTCTTTTAGGTCTTTAAGTCCAAAAATGAAAGACGCAGTAAAAGAAATCTTTGAAAGTATTAAAGATAATACAGACGATATAATTAAAACTTTTGAAGGCGCTGTAGATAAGGTGGCCGAACATTATAATATTAACACAAAAATTCTTTATGATTATTTTGATAAGGAATTAGAAGAACAATTAGGAGAATAAAAATGGCACAGACTTTTATAGTTAAAGGAGATGTCGTTACTAATCCAAGTGTAAATAATTTTGGTAATGCTCATTTTGTTAGAGTAACTGCTACTGCTGATACAACAGGAACAGTTTTTGAATCAGATGGTACTACTGAATTAGGTAAATTTTATTTGGAAGATGGCGACACAGTAATTATAGAAAAAGGCACTACC